AGCTGGAGAATATAAAATGGGAGATTTGGTGGAACTAACAACAGCTGGAAAAGTTAAAAAACTAGCTACTGCTGCTGAAATATATGGTGTAGTAACAGATGATTTTACTGCTGATAGTAATGATAAGAAAAACACTATATATTTAACAGGTTCTTTTAATGAAAAATATGTAGATTTTAATGGTAAAGATAAAGCTGAAGTAAAAAGAGCAGCAAGAAAACTTTTAATAATGATTGGATAAATAGGAGGAAATATGGCAACAAAAATATTTAACTTAAAGACATTGACAGATATAGTTTCACAAACAAAAAAACCAAAGAATTTTTTATATGGCTTATTAGTTGGACAGGAGACAGCAGAGAAAACCCAAAAATTTGAAATACATACTAGAGAAGCTGGAAGAGAAAAAGCTCCTTTAGTTGGAAAAAGACAAAATGGAATTTTTATTAGAAAAGAAGCATTTTCAGTTCAAGTAGTTGAACCACCATATATAAAATTAAATGCTGTAAATGAAGCAGAAGCTTTATTTGAACAACAATTTGGACAAACTGAATATGATAATCCAATAGAAGCTGGGAAAATGATGCTTGCAGATACAATGAGAAAATTTAAAGAAATAGGTTTTAGAACAAGACAATGGATGTTAATAGAAACATTAAGAACTGGTGTTTGTCCTATGGAATCTGGAATAGCAGGAATTAAATATGGAGATATAAATAAGGAAATTCTAACTGGGAATGACCTATTTAGTAGTCCTAATTGTAACCCAATTGAATATTTAGAAAAAAAACAAACTGAAATTCAAAAAGAAACTGGAGTTGTAATAGACACAGTAATATTCTCTCCTGATGTTGCAGGTGCATTCTTAAAAAATGAAAAGGTTAAGGAATATTTAAATACAAGACATGCAAATTATGTTCGTGTAAATGATTCTAAATCTGAAAATGATGATGGTAGAAAAGAAATAGCATATCTTCCAACATTAGGTTTAACTATTTATTCTTTTGTTGATTGGTACAAAGATATGGAAACAGAAAATGAGGAACAAGTTATTCCTGCTAAAACTTGTATAGGAGTAAAGGCTAAAAGTTTTGCTTTTAGATATGGAGCAATGGCATTAAGACCTGAACAAGGACAAACAGCAAAATTAATGGTTAAAAAAGAAGTTGTTAGAAAATGGGAACCTGATACAAGTGAAGATCAAGAATTACAGTATTTCTCAAGACCTTTATGTGTACCTCGTGAAGATGTAAAGTCTTGGTTTATTGCAACTGTACTATAAGGAAGTGATGAGATATGAAAAAAATGAGAGCTATTGAAAATATAAGAGTTGAAGAAACATTATATAAACCAGGAGAAGAATTTGAAATTGCTGAAGAAGAAACTCAAAGATTAATTGATTTAGGAGCTGCTGAGTTCGTTAGTAGCGAAATAGAAACAGCTGATAATGGTGAAACTAACTCAGAAGAAGAAACTAATATTGGTGGATTAAAAGATACAAGTTCATCTAAAAAAGGAAAAAAGAATGAATAACACTTTTAAAGATGATATAGATAAGACTTTTTTTACAGATTTTGCTGAAAAAATTGACCTCTCAGGGATAAAACTTAAAGCAGTAATAACAAAAGTACAAAGTAATCCAAAATTGACAGGAAAATTTAAAGAAAATCTTGACTCTACTACATTAATAAGAAATGGTTTAAAAGTCTCTATTAAAACTAGAGACTTACCAACTTCTATTTCTATTGAAGTAGGAGAAGAAATAAAAATTAATAAAATTTCTTACTATGTTTTTGATGTTGAAAAAAGACATGGAATGACACATATATATGCACAAAAATATGAGGGATAGATATGTATACTCTTGAAATATCAGATGAAAGTTTAAAAAAACTTGAAAAAATTGGTAAAGAATTTTCAGGAATGGATAACAAAATTGTAAAAGAAGCACTAAGAAAAGCTCTTAATTATGCCAAAAAAGAAGAAAAGAAGTTTATAAAATCCAGGTATTCTTTACAACAAAAAGTTGATGCTAATTCTTTAAAATCAAAAATAACATCAACTGATGGTGTTCTTTTAGGGAGTACCAAAAGAAATAAAGTTTCTGAATTTGCAATATCTAAACCAAATCCTGGAAAAAGTAAACAATATATAAAAACAAAAATAGTAAAACCAAGACCTGAAATGACTTGGAAAACTCTATTCTGGGCTTTTTGGAAAAAAGGAAGTCCTAGGCTTATGTTTAGGGTAGGAAAAGAAAAACATAAGATAACATTAGCAACATCTTTATCTGTGAGAAATATGGGTTTACAAATTGATAATGAAAAAATATATGAAGAAATTCAAAAAATATTTTCAAAAGTTTTAGAAGAAAGGATAGATGAATTATGGAGGGAATAAATCCATTAAAAAAGAACAGTTTAGCATTAGAAGGTGCTATAAGAAAAGCATTTTTAGAAGCTAAAATAGAAAATTTTAAATTTTTTAGAAGTTATATTCAGCCTGATAATCTTGAAAATAGAATAAATAATGCTGGAAGTAATAAAGAAAATAAGTTCCCTTTTGTTATTATAAGACCGATAAAATCTGTACAAAAATCAAAAAGTGGAGTTACTTCTAAAATTGCTACATTCTTAATTAGATTAGGAACAGAAAATAAGGACTATGAAAATGGATTTTTTGAAATAGCAGGAATAGCTGAATATTTAGTAGCATATTTTACAAAACATTCATCAGCAATTGAAAGAAAAGATGGATTTAGCTATTCAATAGATTTAGAAACTATTGAAGCTTACTTAAATGAAGAAATGACTGGTGGAGACTTTTGGATTTATGACATTCTTTTACAATTAAATATTCCAACTGTTCCACATACAGCATATATAGAAGAAACTAAAAGAGAAGTTTCAAATGAAAAGGAGGAAAAATGGCAACATTAAAAAATGATAAAGAGAAAGATAAATCAGCAGTTACAGAAACAACAGAAACAACAAATAATACAGAAATAAATGTAAATACTGAAACATCTAATACAGAAGCAGTTACTCCTAATCAAGTAACTACTGAAATAAAAGCAGAAAAAAAAGAAGATAAAACTGATAAAACTTATATCTACATTGGTGAAGAACTTACAAAAGATGGTTTTATCTTAAAACATAAAGGTTTCTATACTTCTGAACAGTTAAAAAGAATAGAAACTGGAATATCAGACTATGATGAAATTAAGGAAAATTTCATAGATTTAGATGAATATAGTGAAAATAGATAGGAGGAAAAATGGCAAAGTTTCAACATGGTACAAGTTATAAAGAAATGCCTTCAGGCTTAAAAATATTTGCAGAAACTCAGACACCAACTGTAATAGTTGGAACAGGAACTATTAACATGGGAGATATGAGCTGTGTTAATAAACCTATTCTTATTCAAAACTCAAAAGATGCAGCTACTTATTTTGGAGGAGCTAATAATATAAAAGGATTTACAATCAATGAAGCATTATACCTAGCTTTTAATGTATATAATGTAAAACCTATTATTGTTATAAATGTTTTAAACCCTAGTGAGCATAAAACTACTCATACTGAGCAAGATATTGTTGTAAAAGATTTTAAAGCAACTCTTGAAAAGATTGGAATTATAAATGATGAAAATTTGATTATTAAAAATGGTGAAACATCTACATTGATAGCAAAAGAAAAATATTCTTGTTCATTTGATAATGAAGGAAAATTAATTCTTATTGAAAAAGAAATACAAAGTGATTATTCAAAACTATTTGATAGACTAAAAAATAATTTAATTAATACATGGGTTTCTACACCTTCTTTTGTTGATATTTGTTTGGCATCAGAAGAGTTTAATGATAAGTTACTTCCTAGTTTGGATACTTTCCTATTTTGTGGTGAAATTCTTACAAAGAAGACTGCTGAAATGTTACTGCATAATTTCCCAAATGCTAAAGTCTATAATACATATGGACCAACTGAATCTACTGTTGCTGTAACTTCTGTTGAAATTACTCAAGATATTATAAATAAATATAATTCTTTACCAGTTGGGAAACCTAAAAAAGGTACAGAGATTTTGATAGATGATGAAGAAATGGTAATTGTTGGAGATACTGTTAGTAATGGATATTTTAATAATCCTATTCTAACTGCTGAAAAGTTTTCTATAATAAATTCTCAAAGAGCCTATAGAACTGGTGATAAAGGTTTTTTCTTAGATGAATTACTTTTTTATTCTGGTAGAATTGATAATCAAATAAAATTAAATGGTTATAGGATAGAACTTGAAGATATAGAAAATAATATGATGAGAGTTGATGGGGTAAGTAAAGTAGCTGTTTTACCTAAATATGAGGAAGGAAAAGTAAAATATTTAATTGCATATTGTATGTATACAAAAGAAATTTTAGGGAAGTTAAAAGCTATTGCTGAAAT